AATCATCCTCCCGTCTATAAAATAAAAGAGCACATGAGCTGTGACACTCATGCACTCTGGTTGTTAGTATTCGATCAGTGCAATCCTGATGCTCGCATAAAAGATCATATTTCTTTTCTTATCAATCTCATTTATTGTGAAGTCTATATCCGGGATATATACTTTTGCATCTTCGTAAGTATTTGTCTCGTCATTCCAGTAAGTTATCTTCCCTTTTCGCTCTGCTTTATTTATAATTGCGCTGTTCATAATATTCTGGCACTGGATTTTTTCTTCGAGTGTCAGATCATCTACTGTTTCGAATTCGATCTTTGTGCGCTTGTGTTCCATTACGTCCCTGTGCAGATATCCTTTTGTATCTGACCAAGGGTCGTTTTCAAGTCTCTGGTTTGGCGTGCTCTTCCAGCCGCCTTTCTTGATATATTCATGTGGGAATACCTGTCCGCCGAACTTCAGCAGCCAACCACCAAAATTTGAAGCGGACCCCGAACTAAATTCGCTCATATAGTCACCTACCCTTCAAAAATTCCAAAGCCCGTCCGGTTCCTGTATTGTCCGTTCTGATCGCGAAGCCAGCGAATAAACTCATGACCATCAATGTTAAGCGTGATGTACTGAGGGGAACTTCCACCATTGTTCCCAGATTCCCTCAGAGCATCCATCATTGCCTGCTTCATGGTTGAAAGAGGAGATACAACCTCTGTCTCACGCTTGTTATCGCCAAGGATTGCAGCAAACTCTCCAGCATTTCGTGGCACAACTGTACCTTTTGCCAGATATGGAATCTGTGGTGCTGTTATGGTCGGGATCGTAAATCCCCAGGTACTTCCTCCAATCTTCGGCACCCAGTTCGGAACTTTTATCTTCAAATGGTTTAAAACTCCAATAGCTGTATTGACACCTGAGATAATTCCACGAATCATTCCATTAATCAATGCAATAACTCCATTGATCGGCACTTTTGCAATTCCTACCAGCGCTTCGAACACTCCTTTGAAGATATTCTTTATGCCTTTCCATGCGCGTTTCCAGTCGCCTGTAAATACGCCAACAATAAAATCAATAACTCCTCCAAGAGCTTTTAAGATTCCGGCAACTACTTCCGCTACTGAATCAAACAATTCCAGAAATACATTGCCAACGACGCTAAGAGCACTTGCTATTTGTGGAGCCACATTGCCAATAATGAACTTAACAAGAGGTACTAATACGCTTTCCCATAACAGCTTCAGCACATCTACAATCTTTCCAATCAATTCAATTGCATTATGTATAACATCACCTACTGGTCCTGCCATGATCTCACTAATCTTAGCTGCCAATTGGTCTAATACAGGCACTATATAGCTGTTATAGGCATTTAAAAATACTGTGAGTATTTCAGATAGCCCGTTAGCAAGAGAATCGAAAAAAGGCTTGATATGAGCGTCATACATGGCAATAAGCTCATCCATAGCAATCTGCCACGCATCCGCGATAGCTGTAATCACTGTTTCTATTGGCTGTAATGTATTCTCAATAGTCTGCTTAATCAACTCTGCATTCTCCTGTAGTGGAGTGAGGAGCAGATTGATAGAGTCTCTAAGCATCTGGCCCGTCAATGTCATTGCTGTCATGACGGTATCTGATATAATCTGTATCACACTTCCTATGATGTTCTGAGTGGTCTGTCCGCCAAACACAGAGAATATATCTGCGAAAACTACCGATAAATCGCCTATTTCATCTGCGATTTCTCCCGCAACATCAAACATCTTGATGATAAATTTCTTGATTCGGTCAACATTCTTTGACAGATAAGATTCTATTCCCCCAACAAGTGCAGTTGCCAAGGTAAGTCCGACCTTCGCTATTGATCCGGTTATCTTTCCAAGATTTTTAACTACCTTTTTTGCAAATTCCGAAGCAGCTTTCTGAACATCAGGATCTGTAAAGATATCTGTCAGATACTTCTTGATATTCCCAAGGTCACTGATTAGCTCATTCAGCATCGGTTTGTAGTCTCCAAGCCCCTCAAAGAACCCGCCCTTGAAGATGTCTCCAAGTTCTTTTAATTTTTTTGCCAGTCTTCCTACTGCGCTGGTTGCCTTGTCTGCTTCGTCTGACACATCAGCAAGCTTTCCATAGTCAACCTGTCCAACATTTCCGAGGTCAATATTGTCTGCCTTTACGGTAGGCGTTTTTGTCGCACCAGATATCACATCCGCCGCTTCTTTTCCAATAACCTTTAATTCGTCAAACGGAGCAATATTCTTTTTTAGAGCCTTGGTCTGCTTTTTCAGTGCTCCTGTGCTGTCCTTCGTGGAATCTGTTACATTCTGCGTCGCATCAGCCAGACTATTAGCTCCATCCGCAGCACTGCCATAAGCATCTTCTGTGGCTGTCAAGTCTGTTCCAGTAAGTCCTGCTCTACTGGCTCCCGTCTGCCCGGATGATTTATTTCCGGTTATCAGCTCCGTAAAGGACTTAAAGGCGTTTGCAACTGTGGCAAGTTTAGCCAGTAAGATATTGATCACTTTTATGACCGGAGTGAAAATGTTAATCAGCCCTTGTCCGACTGTAGCTTTCAGGGACTGAATCTGTAACTGTATTACCCTGACCTGGTTCGCCCAGCTGCCAGATGTTCGGATGAAGTCACCAGATGCAGCCGATAACTGTTTCTGCACAAAAGCCAAACGGAGAGCCACTTTTTCCTGTTCGGTCATGGCGGATGTGGTTTTGCCATAGCCATTAGCAAGTGCATACTGGTCAAGTGCTGCCTGAGTCATTACCACGCCAAGGTCCTTGAGCGTTTCTGTTTCACCTGTAAACACTGATTTTAGCTTGATATAAGCCAAGTCCTGGCTGATGTTGTAGAATGATGCCACGTCACCAGTTAGCTGTGTCAGAGCCGTTGACATATCGTAAGCCTGTGCTTCTGAGAAACCGAACGACTTAGACATTGCTCCGAACGTTCCGACATACTGTTTCGCCATTGTTTCTGACAGACCGGCAGAAGTCATGGCATTCTTTGCGAATTCATTGACCTTATCCGACATTGTGGTAAATGTAACATCAACCACGTTCTGCACTTCTGCAAGGTCAGAGCCGAGTTCCAGACATTCCTTGCCGAACTGCGTCAACTTTCCAATAGCGAATATTCCGCCAATCAGCAAACCTACTTTTTTTACAGCACTTCCAAGGCCGTTAAATGACTTTTTTATTGCAGACACGCCGTTCTGTACGCCAGACGTGTCCATTCTGGTATCAATAATGACTGAGCCATCAGCAGCCATGTGTCCACCTCCTAACTATTTGAGGTTTAACATCTCATTCAGCTTATCTTTATAAGCTTGCTCCTCGTCGCTGAGACGTGTTTTTATGTCAATAATGTTCTTGTTATCGTGGTAGAATTTCTTTTCCCACTTCTCTAGACGTTCTCCATGAGCTTTCTTTGAACGGATTCCAAGTACGGTACTGAACAGGCTTTCTCCCACTTCCATGAAATAGCTAAAGAACGTCCACCAGTGCATATAAGGGGCCGTTCTAACCTCAGTTCCGGCTACTTTGTTGACTGCCGGGACGATCATGCCGCCATCCTGTTCCCAATCAATCAGACGGGGCTTGGGCTTATTCGGATTATCGTCAACTTGACCACAGTCAATAAACTCGCAAGCTTTCTGGCAAGCTTCTGTAAGATGTTCCGAAGGTATACTTTGCCAGTCCTCAAATAGAATCTGTAACATAACAACAGCTTTCGCTTGTTCGTCCAATTCTGGGTCATTCATAGCGACCAGAATATCAATAATTACTCGGAAATCCGTTCTGATAGAAAAATCCACCCCACTGATATTTAGTGAGGTGGGTAACTCATAGGCGGTCATTTTGTATACTTCTCCGTATATTTATTGACTACTTCCTGCATTTTTTTCTTTCTCTTTTCAATTTCTGGAGCAAGTGCTTCGTTGATTTTGTCCAGAACGATATAGGCAAACACCTGACCATTTCCAAAAACAGTTGTTGCGGTAATTGGTTCTTTAAATAAATCCTTAGATGCTTCGTATCCGAGCATATAATTAATTTTGTCCTCAATCTGCTTATTAATCTCCGCCATCTCTTTGCCGGAAGAAACATTTTTAACAGATTCCTGAGCCTGCTCAAAGAAAGTTTCCAATTCTTCTGCTCTTGCCGCGATGTTAATATCGGTAGGGTTCAGCTTGAATGAAGAGAACACTTCACCCTGTTTGTTCGTGAATGTGAAAAGAAGAAATCCATCATCAATGTTTGTGTTAATTGTTTTTGCCATTTTCTATACCCTCCTAAAAATTATTCGCTGTCAGCTGTGAATGTTCCTGAACTGATATCAAATTTTCCTTTTACACGTTCGCCAGTATAATTGACGGTAAATGGAATCTGATATCCAGATGTATCACCGCCATAGGAGGTCGGCACAACGTAGCAGTCCTGCTGATATGCTTCATATTTGCCTGCTGTGGCTTCTGTCCAGAGATGAACCTCAACTGCTTTTGTTTTGAGGTTGTCGTCTTTGAGACGTCCATCTACGATCTTCTGTAATGCTGTGAACAGATCGGAAGTAGTGTCTGCATAGAACGGATCGGCGTCAGAAGAAACTTCGTAGCCGTTATGTTTGAATGTGGATTCTCCAAGAATGTTTTTAGATGTTTCAGTATCTGGATTGAGTTCTACGTTATACTCTTCCAGATCTTTTCCAAGACGTTCATACTTCAGTGTCAGTCCTCCACAGAGAGAACCCGCATCGATGTAATGAGCCATATATTTACGGTCAATTTTGCCTGTAACTGCCATAGAAATGTCCTTTCTGCCTATAATCTTTAAAAGGCTGTGTAGGTTAGCGACTATCTCCGATTGATAGCCGGTTAATTATCGAGTTTTTACGAGTTTTCTTTCGAGTTTTACCACTTTTCAAACTCGTATTCGTAGCGTACTGACAATGGCAATAACCAATCCTGCACGCCGTTCTCCTGTGGCTCTAAACCATAAGAGTTATCACGTGTAATACGTTTTATCACTCGCCCCTGCGAAAGCTCAGGAAACGCATTTAAGCGCGTCTCAGTACCATTTATGATAACTGGTTCTCGGCATATCCATTTACCAAGACTGTCGAGGAATTTCTGAACAGATAGTTTCTGCCTTTCCTTGTCGGACGCTGTTCGGTATACTACATAGAAGGGATACTGGCATATCTGATGCATTGTTCCACAAACATCTTCTTTCTCTGAATAAATCAAGGCACCGTTATCTGCCGAGAACGCGATTCCTGACTCCTTGCCAAGTTCCTCGAATTTGATTGTTTCATTTTCGTACAGTCCCGGATACTGGTTCAGAAGTGCTTTCATGGCATCTGTCAGAATTTCGTATCCGGTTGCATCTTTTCCAATAGGCTTATCCGCCATGTCTGCCACCTCCTGCCTGTGCTTTTACCTTGCGAAGCCATGTACTGCCGTATTGTCGTTTAGCGGCATCAAACCACTTTGCCTGTGCCCGTGGGTGTGCCTGTTTGGTGTATTCAAGATTTTCTTTTGCAGCTGTCTGACCAGAAAACTGACTGACAAGGACTTTCTTTGCTCCACGTCTTGCGTAGGGACTTCCGGTTGCTTCGTCAACCATTCCTTTTCCCTCATACAGAAAACGTCCATAAGGAGCAGCCGCAGCGCACACAAATCCAGTTCCTTGTAATGATGTGCTCTCAACTCTTGTTCGGTTGATAAAGTCCCCTGTAATCATCGGCATAAATGGAACCATACTGTCCATAACCATTCCATCAAGGAGGTACTGAGCTTCTTGATACTGTCTGGAGAATCTGTCCATATTCAACTTAATTTTCATATCTCCATTAACTACGGAGAATCCTTTAAAATGATGAATCTTACTCATATCACTTACCCAGAATCTCAAAATGCGGAATCAGTGTATACGGACCGCCTACACTGGTAATCTTAAACACGTTATCCTTGTTATCGTTCATGTACTGGTAGAATCCATTCCGATAGTCACTATCAGACACTGTTCCACCAGCCCACTCACCCTCCCAGAAGAACGACTCATCTGAGAATGTAATAGTATCTTCCAGAGCGTTGTTAATCTGCCTTTTCCACTCTTTTGGCGGTATCCATGGGAGAATCTTGCTGTCTTTATCAGTAATGGTTATATCGCCGTTCTGGACAGTGTATCGAACGTGTAACTGTGCGTTGTCAGTTGCGTCTGGTCCGTACTTTTTAAGGATTGCTCCCTTGTCGGTAATGAGGTCGACACCGGATAAAACATGAGGATACCAGTACGCATCTCCAGTTGTGGCACTTTCGTAATAGTTGAAAAGTGTAATTTTAGACGAATACATGATATCCTCTCCTTAATTATTCTTTCTGCACTGTCTGCTTAATAACCTGATTCACACCAGTAGCTGACAATCCGTTAAACATACCGACCGCAACTGCCGTGATATAGTCCGATGCCGGGAAATCCGGGATAACTCCCATCCCGACAGCTCCAAGAATCCCACCAATAACCGCCATGATTACTGGAATCCATTCATCAGAGATTCTTTTTGATGCTTTACAACCCATTCCTACGATGTAGCAAATCATAACGATTGCTATACATGAGCCTAATGTTGAAATGTCCATATAATCACTCCTTTACGCTCCAAAATTCAGAGAAAAAGGCTCTCGCAAAGCCTTATATATTTCTCTTTCAATATCATCTTTATATACCGTTGTGAGTACACCACCGACATTTATAGTCTTTGTTTCTCTCATAAGTGGCTGTGATGCCTCTTCTATAATGCTTGCATCTAAATAGGCTACTCCAACATTTTTACCGCTCCAACACTGTTGTTTGTCTGGGCAGCTTTCACAGTCTTTTCGCATATCTGAATAAGCCTTTTTATTGCAAATCATACTCACACCCCCGCATATAAAATCGGTATTCCATCATCTGTCCTTACTCCCATTAGAAGTGGCAAAGCTGTCTTTAAGAGTAAGTCATTCGTTTTTTGTACATCTCCGGCGGCGGCATATACTGCGCTCCATTCCTTTGCGCTCGCTCCAATCTGCTGTGGTGTGGCGTAAGAGATGGATTCACTGCCAGAGCTTATAGAAGTTACGATTCCGGTGTTCTTATCACCAGAATCTTCCTTGCTGTTTATCAGCTGAACATTGCCACTTGCGTCTGATACAAGTCGAGCATTTACCTTGCTGTTTTCTGCTGATGCTCCTCTTACTAGCTGAATGTTTCCATCACCATCTGTTACTAAACCGTATTCACCGGGTCTGGTCGATACAGAGGAGCCGTTCATGGTGGCGTAAGAAGTTGCATTTTTCTCGGCAAGTTCCAGCTGATACATTAATTCAGTCAATGAACAGACCGCCTTTTTGATGCGCTTCTTCGAACGTTCATTTTCCGGCAGTCCATCCACCAGCCTGTCAAACGTCATCATGTCCACAAAATCACTGGCTCTTTCTGCCATTCGTGGAAAGTCGGTTTCTGGCACGACTGAACCAAAATATGAAGTTTTATAAAATTCATAATCTGCATAAGCCATGTCAGTCACCCCCTACGTTTATGATTTCGCTGTTACGCTTGCGCTTCCGGAATTCAGTGCCTTGTATGTTCCATCACACTCAACCACTGTGATCTTCTGTCCGGTTGCTGCCTTAATGTCAGCTTTTCCGTCCCATGTAGTCCAGTTTCTGAGGTTCTGTCCATATCCAACAGTTACTGCACCTGCTGCAACTTTGTATTTATATACGTTGTTGGCATTTTCTTTAGCTGGATTTACAGTGATTTTTGTATCACCGCTTGCTGTTCCAGCCACGGAATTTACTGTCAGAGTGCCAAGGGTTGGTGTCTCATCAATGGTGATTACTGCGATTGCGTCAATGTACTCCGCAAAAAGAGTAAGCCCCATAACTGCGAACGCTTCGGACACTGCGGTGTGGTAGTTGCCCTGCGTATGGAATCCGATCAGGTTTGTCTCGCCAGATACGGTGTATACAAGACCTGCTCTTGCAAAGTCAGATTCGTTCGGGTCAACATAGTACAGAACGATGTTCTCAACAGGAGTTGCAATAACCTGTCCTCTTGGAATCTCACTGTCAGATAACAGGAAGATTGTATTGAATCCCATAAAATCTTTCATGTACTGGAATCCGAACTGGTTCTGAATAGTGATCTCAGCCGCTCCGAGATATTCGTATACGTCCAGAATATTCACAAATCCAACAACGCCAGTCACACTTCTATGCATTTGTTTGAATTTGTTCTCAACACGGCCTTTAGCCATTGCCAGAGCCATCTGGAATGTAGTTTCTGTGGAAGTAAGTGTACCGGTTTTCAGATAGTCATAGAATCTGCCGGTAACATCAGTCTGAAGCTGGAAAAGGAATTCGTCGTCAGTCATCTGAACAGCGTTCTCATAACCGTGGTCCTTGATCGCTTCGATAGATACAGCCTTTGCGTACTTTTCGATAGTCATTTCCGCATAGTTCTTTTCTTTTACAGTAAACTTGCTGTAAGGGATTTCCTCACCCTCACCAACATTTCCGCTCTGTAAAGTACCCTCTGCGTATTTGGACTTGAGTACAGCACCCGGCTGTTTTTTGATAGGTCTCATGATACCCAGAATATCACGTAAGTGCTGCCAGTTTCTTTCGAATCTGGTAACAAAGTCAATCTCACGTGCTGTGACCTGGATATCATTTGTCATAATAAGATTAGCTTTTGCTGCCATATAAAAAATCCTTTCTACCCATAATTTTTTAAGGTATTGGGTTAGCGGCTATACTCTGGCGCATAGTCGGTGTAAAAAAAATCACTGGAATAACTGGATGTTCTGAGCAATTGCAGCCTGTCTCTCGGACGGGTCTTTGATCGCTTCGATATCTTTCTTTGTCATGCTTCCCGGTGTCTGCTGCTGTCCAACATGAGTGGTAAATCTTGCCTGATTCCGCTGAGCCTGCTGCTGAGATTTATCCACAAATGTGTCAGGTTCATCCTGTTTCGTCGGTTCAAGCAAATCATTAAGTCCAAGAATTTTTCCGTCTTTAAGCTTAAGACCAGCTGATTTGATATCAGCAGTAACAGATCTTTTAGCTGCTGGAGATGAAAAATTAACATTTTCCAATGCAGTTTTAAGAGCATCATCAAAATCTCTTTCATAAATTTTTGCATTGAATTCTTTCTCTGCATCCTCGGCTTTTTTCTTCCATCCAGCAAGCTCTGTCTGAATGTTTGCTGGGTCGATACCGTCAAAACTTTTTAAGGTTTCCTCTGCTGTCTCAGCACGTTCTTTCCAGTCGTCACGTTCTCCCTCGACTTTTGACAGAGTTTTTGCTACTTCTTTGGCATTCTTATAATGCTCAGAGAGTGCTTTCTTAACATCTGCCTGCTTATCTTCCGGGATTTCAATTCCAAATGATTTTAATGTGTCAATAAGTTTCTGCATAACATCCTCCTGGTCGTGTTTATTGACCTGCCGCCGCAGGTAAATGGATTAAGCCAGTTAGACCACTGGCGAGGTAATCGGAAAGGCAGGATTCGAACCTGCGACGTCAAGAGCTATGCGCTCTCCGCTCTTCCACCTGAGCTACATTCCATTATGCTTTTCGGACCGGCCTCCAGTCAACAGGATAAGCAATAACCTTTTCCCATGGGTTGTTTGAGCATAGTCGCAAGTAGTTTCTGTTCTTCCATTGATATCATTGGTTTCTGCACAACTGCTTCTATGCAAATTCAGCCAAATCATAGACCGTCTGCAAGCAAACAGCATAATTTTAACCGAATCAAAGCGGAACGCCCGGAATCGAACCGGAGGCCAGAGCGTGACTCTGCCAGTTTACCACTAGCGTACATTCCACATAACCCGGATTCCCGGGTTAACAAGGTGTTTAACGTGTCATGCCTGCCACGAGTTGTTTCGAATGCTCTTTCTTTTTAAAAGAAAAACGTGAATAAAAACTTTATTCAAGGAGGTGAGCCATCTTGCGTGCCAGATGGCAAATACGCACGACAGGATTCGAACCTGTTTAACTTTCCATAAAGCGTGCGCACCAGCTACTTTAAGAAAGGAGGATAAAACGAAAATGTTAAAACAACCGTTGTGCTTCCTGCTGCACAATTACATTATAACAGATTTCTTTTAACTACCTCTCTACCACTTTTACGTTTTTAGAGCATATCACGGAGCTTTTCCACGTATCTCTTAACAAGATCACGTTCTTCCCGGCATTCTGCATCCTTTGACATATCGCTCATTTCTGTTGTGAGTTCGTCAAGATGTTCTTCCAGAGCGGCAAGCATCTTTCTTTTGCAGTCTTCAGACTTGCCGGAGCGATAGCTCTGTTTCTGTGTCATATAGTCGTCATAAGCATCTCGTCCGTCAGAACGGCTGTAATGTCCTCTGACATAATGTTCACCACGTCTGGCATAAGAACTACCTCTGTCGTAATCCGGCATCATTCTGCCGTCATTTGCGCTGTATCTCCCCATGCTATCACGTTTTCTTCCACGTTCGCTGTAATCGTCATTGTATCCACCACGCATCTCATCAAGGACAGTGTTGTAATACTCCACTTTCTTATCCCAGTACTGCGTATTCTTGATATCTTTATACATATCAATCAGTTTGTATGTCATTTCCAGATTTCCAGTGGTCAGTCCACTGTCAGCGATTTTGGACAGCTCGTCTTCGATTCTTGCACATAAATCCTTAATGTCTCTCATAATCACACCTCCTACGCTTCTCTGGTTACGACAATGTTTGCGTTCGCAACAGAAATTGCCTGATCGCTTGTGTTCTCTACCGCGATATTAACGCAACATCCGCGAGGTACATCAATATAGATACCAGAGGACGCATTATTGTACTGGTCTACTGCTGCCGGTGTGGAGATCATCTGCGAAGATAATACCGGCTCACCAGAGATTGCAATAGCCAGAGAAATAGCTTCAACAGTACCGCCTGTTGGAATTGCGATATTGCCAGAAAAATCCACAAAGAATCTCGCTTTGCACTGGTTAGTAAGTCCTCTCAGCGTAATAATTCCACTTCCCTCTCTGTGCTGAATGCAGTTAGAACCTTTAACTGCTGTGTTTGAAAACACTACGTTTCCATTTGCTGCTACCGTCTGAGCAGCTACATTTGTAAATTCTGCCATAATTTCTACTCCTTTCATATCACAAAAGGACAGGTCTCAGCCTGCCCTCTGTGTAATACGGCATAAGCCGACATTCGAATCAATCGAAAGATACTCTCGATATGAAGTTATTAGCAATTACATCCGGTGTTGCATCCGCATCCACATCCGTAATATGTGTTCGGGTTAGGAACCTGATATGCCGGAATCGGTGCTGGATTAATCGCATTAATGAGCTGCTGTGTCTGTGAAGCCATTGCAGTTGTGAGAAGTGCGCTCTGGCGATCCTGAGAAGCAGCGCGTCTGAGATCATTGTTCTCAGCCTGCAAGTTAGAAATCTTTTCATTGCAAAGATAATCAAGAATTGCTCTTGTTCCAGCGTTCTGGCTGTCAATGATATCTCTTGTGTTGCTGTTCATCGTATTCTGCAATGCACAGGTATTCTGTGCCATATTGTAGTTTACGCCCTGGATAGCTTCCCGGGTTTCACAACAACAGTTCGCAAGCTGAGCCTGTAAAGCGTTTGTGTTCTGCATATTCGCTACGGTATCGGCATTAATAGCCTGCTGAATGCCGAAGCCAGTCTGCATGATGTTGGTGTTGATTCCATTGAATCCGGTAAGCATACCATTATTCATGGCATAGAATCCATTACACAGGCCGTTATTGATTCCGTCGAGCTTGCTGATTACTGCGGAGTTATCGAATCCTCTCTGAATATCTGCCTGAGTAGCTGCTGTGGCTGCATATCCGCCGCCGTTGCCATTGTTACCCCATCCGTTGTTTCCCCATCCGCAGAATACGAACAAGAAAAGCACGATAAGCCACCATGCACCATCTCCGCCAAACATTCCATCATTTCTGTTGTTCCCGGTCAAAAGAGCAACGTCTGATGCTGTTAAATTTCCATCCATAATATAATCTCCTTTATTGTGTATTTACATCAATCTGGCCAGATTGTAATGTACTATTTCATATTCTTCAGCAGATTTTGAAACTGCCCTGCCATCTGTTGAACCTGATTAAGTTGCTGTTGGGAAATCCGTCCAGACTGTAACATCTTCTGGACTTCTTCTTTCGGGTCTCCCTTAAAATTCTGTTTAAACTGCATAAACTGTTGCACTATCTGCATTGGTCCGTTACCCTGCGGCATCCCACCACCGAGTGCGTTAAATAATGGATTACTCATCTGCGTTTCCTCCCTTGACTGTTGATTCCTGCACGGCATTAGCTCTAACAGGTTCAGAAAAAGAATTTAATCGGTTTATGATAGCTTCGTATTTACCCTTTAAATCATCATATTCCTGTCTGGTGACATATTTACTGTCCATGTTCTGAACAGGCTGTTTAGGCGGCATTTGAGTGCCTACCTCATGGTATTCAAACGTCCGTAATGGCTGTGGCATACCGGAAACATCTGTGGATTTTATATAAAATTTCTCTGATTCTGAATCCATCAGTAAAACGCTTGTCCCGGGTGCTACCAGATAGGATTTCGCACCTACTTCGCCGGATACCCACAGGATGCCATTGCTATTCTGTTGCGGTTGTTGCGCTGGTTGAACTGGCATCTGGACAGGCTGTTGCTGGAACTGGTTCATCTGTCCCGGAACGCCAAAACTATATTGATAAGGATTGTTATATAATGCCATCTTATGCACCGCCTTTCTGATTATATTTTTGCATAAAAAAAGAACCGGAAACAGGTCGTTTCTGGCTCTAATTAGTGTCTAAAAAGTATCAGCACACTTTAATTATTTTATTGTTTACCCGGCGGCTTAATCGTTTCGCCGTGGATATACTCACATTCATCTGTTCAGCACAGTATTCGAGTGTATGTTCCTTGCATCTCAGTCGGAACAGCCTTTCCTCGTCCGGTGTGAAATTACATTCTATCAAGAATCTGTCTATATCTTTCTTTGTGAACACATATAATTTCATGAGCATACCCCTTACTAATGCTAACGCTGATTCTGCGCAAGATAATTTGTAAGCTTCTGTTTTGTTTTTTTTAATTCTTCGACGTTATTCCCACTAATCTGACTATCCAACATGGTTGATAACACTTCCAGAATTAATGAATCTCGTTCTGCGATTCTCTGAAGGCTTTCATAGTCTCGTCTATCATGTTCTTCCAGTGTCTCTACTCGCTTATTAAGTCGAAACGCCGGTGTAATCCACTTAAAGATTACGGCTGCTGCCCCTCCGACAATAGACACCCCTCCGCAGATAGAGAGGAAAATCTGTACAAATTCTGATATGCTCATTTAGCTACTCCTTTTCCCAGTAATATACCGGGATTTCATTACCGGAATCCCATGTATCGAAATACTTACCGTTCTGTACCGTCACTACATGACCATCTATACAGAGGATATACGTACCTGTCGGATGGTCTGTGCAGAAGTCGTTGACTGTATAGATATATCGCTCTGACTGTTCTATCAGCCTGCGTCTGTACCCATGCTTATAAAGGTATGCTCCCCAGACATAATTTGCGCTTGGCATATCTGACAGAGCGCACGCCTGCACTATCAGTCCGGCGAATACCGTTTCCCAGTCAAACCCGGTTGCTTTGCATATTGCCCGGACAACGCAATCTCCTGTTCTCTTATCCTTAACAGGATTCGGATTAAAATATTCCCATCTGTCCATCAGTCAATCCCCTTTGCTGTTTTATATCTCTTCGCCGCTCCTCTGGCTTTTGCGGCGTTCTGTCGATTCCACTTTGCTATCATAAGGCGGTCTTGCAACTCTCTTAGGTCATTCTGCTTGCAGTAATTTTTATATGCAGCATTTTGTTTCTGAAGAAGGTAAGACTTCCGGTCAAGGTCTTGTTGGAGGGCGAATTTTGCCTTTTCATTTGGCGCGTTTTCGACTCCTGCTTGCAGTCCAAGGACTTCTCTCTTCGTCTTACGGATTCTTCGCTCATAAGTACGTTGTCGTTGTTCTTTTTCGTACTGTTTACCTTTGTCAGCTTTATCCTGTGCTGATAGTTCTGCATAGGGATTAAATTCCCCGTCACTGGCTCCAAAACTATGCCGACAGTTGACTCCTGACAGTCCACTTGCTGTTCCATATCCGGTCAATGAAAAAGGCGGAAATTTCTTACTCTTGCCCGAACGAGAATATATCTTACCTTGCCACCATGAGTGATTTCCCGGGTTCTCGCCACCATCACCCGTTCTGGCTCCCATGTGAGCACTGACCAAAACCAAATCCCAGTCCATTTCTTCCATGCGTTTTAGGGATATATCTCCCACAGCCTGAGCCACACCAGTTCTAACAGAACGTGCAACCGCTGTTTCAATCGTATCTTTTCTGCCAGATGGATATGTGACGGTAACACCATCTGATACAACGTTATTAACCGCCTCTTTGATGGCTTGCGTATACCCAACTGCCCCAGTCATTACATGATTATATGCAAGGTCGCATTGTTCAATATAGAGCCTCTGAGCGGCACTTGCGGTGGTTCGCGTGAAGTTCTTCCACTCGCCCATAGTCGCAAGCATATTCCGCTCCATGAGTCTTATCATAGCTGGAGACTGTTCAAGCGGTACGGGACTAAGCCCCGCCGCTTTGTATACCTTATCGTCATAGTTCATTGCAGTGATTCCGGCATCTTCAAACGCTTCAAGAAGCTCCTGCTGTTCACGTTTGGTGTATCTGGATAATTCTGCTAGAATGTCCTCTAGCAGTTCGCCGGATTCTTGTAGCGTTCTGATTCTCCATGCATCGGCATTGGCCAGGATATAGTCCTCACCTCTGCCGATTCTTGCCATCATTCTCGACACGATTTCAGAGATGATATACTGATGCAGTTCTTCCGCGATCTGCTCACTACCCTCTGTAATTCTTCGCAAATATTCAGGACTAAGCATAGTATATCACCTCTTTCGATAAAAGCCGTGGTACATGTTTTGGTTTTTACTGCTTAACTAAAGCCCTCTTTAGTTAATTAATTTGCAAGCAACGCTCTAAATTCCGCATCCGCAATCTGCCAATATCCATTATTTGTAGGATGTACTCCATTAGTTCCGATACTTTCAGTTTCACCAGACCTCGTGTTTACGTTTTTAGCTGTAATCGGAAATGCATTGTCTGCATCAAATTGTGCATGTGTATTTATAATCTCGACGTACTGCATAAACTCCGTATCAGTTTCAAGTGTGTAATATGCTTTATTCATAGAAAAAATAAGATGATTAATCACTGTCACATCATACTGACCAAAATAAGTTTGCGCATTATAATTAAAACCAAGACCACCATTTTGCGATATAAGATTGTTTGTGGAAAGCAATATCTTTGCATTTGGCAAATCAGCATGAATTTTTCTCAATAAATTTTTACAAGAGTCTAAAACACTATCAACACTTGCGAAAGGTTTAGTGCCATACAAAGAGTTAATGCCTAATAGGATGAATATGTAATCGACCTTGTTTCCACAATAATCATTCACATACGTTTTAATATCAAACTGATTTGTGGTTGTATTCCAAAACGGTTGATAAAATTCTTCGGTGAACGACAAATAAGAGCCTACAACCAAGTTATTTGTGTTCGTCAAATTTCCGCTTGCCGATACTTCATTCAAAAAGTTTGACGAATAAGGTGTTGTATAGCTAAATACTGCTCTGATATTGCCAGTTCCGTTTGTAACATTTACTTCTGTAACTTCAAATTGATAATATCCATAGGAATTAGTAGCACTAATTCTTATCAAGTCTTTAACTGTTATGCTCTGTGCATTTGTAACTTGGAATCTGACAGCCCTTGAACCTTGTGATGTATAATTTGCGTAAGACCAACCGCCAGTACCTTCCCACCCTACAGTTCTATCTCCGTTTTTAATCCTGCCAACCACATTAATGTTAGATAGTGCAAGTGCTGTCGGAGCTGTTGCTACACCATTCGTTCCTTTGATTCTTCGAGATAATTCGATTGGAATTTCACCGTTTGCCATAGTTGAATCACCAATGTTTAATACATTTTTAAATGTATTTGACGCATTCACTGTAATGAGTGATACTATTCTTTCGTCTATTACAGAACCATCTACATTCAGTAATGAAAACTTTATCTCGCTGCTTCCTGCATCATCAGCATTCGGTGTATACTCCCAATATCTCGGATACGCACGACCTTTAGCGGACTCAATTTTCATAATATATGGAATACCAAGTGAATCAACAATGCTTTTTTTGAAAATCTGTAAAGTATCCCCGACAACAGCATAAATTTTAGAACCGATATTCAATGCAGGTTTTCTATTACTTTTTTCTATGCCGGCAATTTTATCATGCAAGTCTGATATTTCACTTTTTTTCGTTGCTACAGTAATGACATGAGGATAATCACCATGCGTTTTTCCAGATTCATCAACATCTTTAGCAATACAAAAATATTTGGCACCATTCGGAACTTCATATTCTGCAACTGGTCTTGCGGTATCTGTCGAATACCACATTATATTATTTATTGTAAGCGAATCGGATGAAAGAAAAACGATTCGACTTATATATTTGTTGCCTGCATCAACTTCAACTTTAATTCTATCAACCATTTCATCAATTCTGATAGGATTGGATGTACTATAATAAACATTACTGCTAATTGTACCCTGCGGTGTTACATATTTGCCTAAATATTTTTCGTATATTGGTTCAATTCCGGTTTCCACAACACTATCAACCAATTTCTCGGAAATTTCACCTACTTTAGCATTTAAACTATTTACACTTTCAGCTAATTCATCCGCGTCTACTGAAGACGGAAAAAATCTAACTCTAGGATATCCATTTTCTGTTAATCCTCGTTCATCAGTATCGGAACTAACAACGACGTATTTTGCGCCTTCTAGAATTTCTATATCAAATGTTCCGCTATCTCCGTTTACAAAAAAACTAATCACATTATCGTTAGATAATACATTCTTTTTCAAAAAAGCAACCCTTGCGATGTTTGGATTTACTTTCTTAAAAGTAATCCTCATTTTCTTATTTCCTGGTGAGATGGGGATTAAGTCAGAGATACTGAAAAATTTATTCGTTGAGATTGTACCATTAGCGTTAATATACTTACCAACATTATCGGAAAAAGAAAGTTTAATAGGAATGAAATTTCTCTCGTCCGAAATTACATTTATCTGTTCACCTAAATCTTCCTTTAGCGAAGCAACATCCTTTTTATTCTGCTCTATCTGCTGCGCCTGTTCTGTGGTGGCTCCGGGCTTGACTGGATTCTTTTCAAGGTACTCATTTACTGCATTCTTGATTTCTTCCGGTGAAATCTCCCCGCCAATTCCTTTTAAACATAATTCGTATAAATACTTCTCTTTTCTTGTGATTGGCTTCGGGAGTTCGCCCGTGTAATCACCTGTCAAGTACGCAAGATATTTTTCTTCCCTTGTTACTGGTTTATCTGCCATCTTTCTTACTCCTCTCCGAATAATGTTGGCTCGTCTGGCTGAGCTTCTTTGACCATTGCTTTCGCTTCAGATTCCGTCATTCCTTCGAACTTTACGAAATACAGCCACGCTGGAACTTTATTAGTGGTCACATACTGCCACCATCTTGCACGGTCGTTTTCTCTGACATAGAGAATGTCTCCGAAATCATAATTGACTTCATAGGCTCCAACAGGTGCAAGTCCGTACAAGTCAGCGTAAACGTTCAGTGCGTAGATTACTTCATCCAGACAGGATTCCAGTTTGTCTCGAACATCTTTGATAAACTGCACTGTCCTCTGCTGTTCCGCTTCTACTCCTGTAGCTGTCTGAATGCCACTAGATTCGTTGAAAACAAAATATCCGTTGGAGAATCCAATCTTATATCCCAACTGGCTTAAAAGAGCATTTATGCCGCTTATACGGGTATCTGTATTGAGAACTGGATTAATTTCTTGGTAGAATTCTTTCTCGTCCTGTCCGAATACATTCTTGACAAAGTGCGGTAAGTTCATCTCTTTCCGTCTGTTCTCCATGCCCTGTGGTGACATGGCTGATACATGCGTACCGCTTGGCATCAGCAGTCTATCATCTGCCAGGACAATCTTCTGAGAATCGAAAATTTCTCCGGCATTACGGCTGTATGCAATGTCAAGGTCTTTTAGTTCTTCGATAGCTTCTGCGAATATTGGTAAGCCCAATGGTGTACTGATATCCACGTTGTTCGCCTGTGGTGTCCGAAGCACTCCGTATAGAGGTCCGTCCAGTTTCTCGCCGTTCGCTTTGAGAATCGGCGGTGTATCTGCCATAAGGTCAGCCCATTTAGTCTGTTTAAGGTCGATCTTATCGCCGATGCTCTGAGGGGATTTTGACACATAGGCTCTGTTGGAAACGTAGTACGGATAAGTTGTTACGCCATCCACAGTGGCCTCAACAAATCTATGATATTCAAGCCGTGTGTAGTATTTCCGTCCAACAGTATAAGAATCCTTAAATATAATACCTTTAATCTCCTGATTATCATAATTCACAATCATCACATCTGCCGGAGTAAATACGTCAAGACTCTCACCGTTTGGCTTAATGAATACCGTTCCATAAGCACAGCCATATTCTACCCAGTGTCGGATTTGGAAATACACTTTATCTATCTGCTCCTGTAGCCACGTAGCCCTTGCAGAACCGTCTATCTGAATGCCGATCGCCAGTGTTGCGAGCCGGGCTGTCTCTGAGCAGACAGATTTCGCAAAATTGATTGTCTTGATATTATTCTTGTCATCTAACCATTCTGGCACACCTCTGTAGATGTTTGCGCACCGGTTAATCAACGATTCCATTTCTGGAAATTCTGCTGCCTGGATATTAAAATCCTCTTCGGCTTGTTTTTTGAATATCATGTTAAACCACCTTTTTAGTGTTGTTATAAGTCCCATTATGCACTGTTACCTCGTCTTCTCCACAATGATTCTGAGCTATACCGAACGGAATCTATTAAATGATTATCCTTATCCGGATATCCGCTGCAAATATTTCCGTCTTTGTCGCGTTCGTATTCGTACTTTTTGAACTCTTTGCAAGCATTTGGTGTTCTTTTTGGATCAAACACAAGCTTTCTTCTTTGCAGCCACTTCATAGAATACTCAATGCTTCCAGGTCCTTTGATTGCCCCTCTTGCCGGAAGTCCTAAGTCTCTATAATCATTGATTGATTTAGGTTCGGCAGAATCACAAGTAATTTCGTAATCATCATACTGTCTTCGCTTGATTTCATTCGCAGTCCATTCATTTGATTTTTTGTTTTCATAAATCTCATCAATGAAATAGATTGTTTCTCTAGCTGAATCATAATAGATTCTGGAGAAAGCATATTTGTCCGGATACCAGCCCCAGTCAACCCCCTGATAAATTCTATCAAAATGGCTGATTTCTTCGTCTGTGATAGTTCTTTCCTCGATGTATTCAAAGATATTCCCACCATTTCCGTTGGCATGTCCAAGGTACTCATTGTCGTAAGCGTCTGGGTTGACTTCTTTTAGGTGTTCTGCATCCGCAAGGAACACATCTCCAAGCCATTCCTGTTCGATTCCTAAGTCAAGGTACGTGCTATGCACAACCATTACATTTTCATCTTTTTCTTCTGCTTCTGCTGTATATTCATTCGCCCAGTTATTTTTGCTTCTAGGCGGATTGAACGATTTAAACTTGTATGCTTCGTTACCACCACGAATAGCAGACTGCTGAATATTTCGGATTTCCTCCGGGTTCGAAAATTGATCTAACTCCTCGAACCAGACAATACCTATATATCCAAACTCTGGCTTGATAGACTTAATCTTTAATGGATCGTCAGCACCACGAAAGTAAATCTTCTGTCCAGTGGGCTTATACGTAATCTCCATAGGAGATACCTTGCACACAAATTCCTCATTTAGATTTAATTTATCAATGGCCCACTTCATCTGAGCATAAACAGAATCCTTGATAGTGTTCCCGACTTTTCGCAGAATCAGAGCGTGCATGTTCGGATTGTTTTTCAGCAGTTCCGGTATAATCAGAGATATAGTTGAGGACTTCATGGAACCACGTCCGCCAGGAAGAATGTATTCACTATGTTTCTTTGCTCGAATATCCCTAATCATTTTATGGAATACATCCGGGACAATATTCAGATCAATATGGTATTCACCTTGCAATCTGGCTTTTTCTTCTGCTTTCCGCTGTTCTTCTCTGGCTTCTTTTATCGCAAGCGTTTTTTCCAGGTCATTCATGGATTTCAGCTGATCGGAGAAATCCGGAGCAAATCCGAATGAATCAGTTAGCTCACCTCTTGCGATCATGGAGCGGCGTTGCTGAATTTCTGCCAGAGACATGATGTCAGTGCCTTTTTGCTTTTCGATGAGGGACTGTTTTTCGGCTATATATGCAGAAATACAACCTTTTTCCAACAGTTTTTTTGTCGCGTTTCTAATGATTCCATTAGAGTATCCAGCTTTCCTTGCGGCGTCAGATGCATTCCCGCCATTCTTTATATATTCATCTGCAAACGCTTTCTGCTTAGGCGTTAAGTCCATCTAATCACCTCTGTCTATCCTCATTTTCTGACTGCCTCCCATATTTCTTTTAGGCACATGGCCACATCATACTGGGATGCAGTTCGTAATATTTCATAATCGCAATCTTTCCATTCGCCACGCTTTGTTGGTCTGAATACTGGTGTTGATATAATTGTTACTGTTATCAACCGTTCCTGCTCATGGCTGTAGAATTGTGATGTTCCGATTTTTATGATTAATCCGGTGGATAATATAGCTTTTTGAAGTTTTCTTGTAACTGCTTTTAAGTTCACCATATTATCACCTCAATTCAAAAAACTCCCCAGTATAGCAGTTATATACAAATATAATACCACACTGGGGAGTTTTAGCTCTCTACCACTTTTATAAATTTTTAAGTTTTTTTAAAGCCTGCCAATTAATTTTGCCAGATGATAATATTCCGCCATGACCTTGCGTTTGTAGCCATAGAAGTCGTTCTCCGTTGCAGGAACCGTCCTGATCTTCTCCATCGTTCGATAACCAATGCCATTCACGATACTGTCATAGATTTGTGATTCGATGCCGGGTGCATATTTGATAGATACCTGTAACAGATTGTATTTGTCGCTCTCGTTAAGATTCCGCAAATGGCTTTGTAATGTCGGTATATCGTCCGGCGGTACTCCGTAGTCAATCAGTGTTGCCTTCCTTAACTTCATTTATTTCACCTTCTTCATTTAGGTTCCAGTCACATGGTATGCCTTGAAAACATTCTGGACAGTGTTCGTAGAATCCGCAGCCTTCGCAATCTGCTGGCTGTCCAGTACAATATTGCTGTAGTACATGGTACGCTGATATAGCAAGGTTTGGCGTTATGTCTGGTGTAGGTTTATTATTCATTTCTTCATCTCCTCCAACTTCTTCTCAGCTTCTTCACGGGTGAGAAATACTGTTTTACCAAACTCTGCCGCTGGCAAATATTCATATGGACTATTCCAATCAGTGATACACTTAATTGCAATTTCATAACTATCAATTACAAATTCCGTTGCTACAACTTCCATTATGATTTCGTCTGATATTACATCTACAAAATTATCTTCAAGATCTATTCCGTAAAAATGATATAGTTTATCTTTAAGTTTACACGGTAATCTCACAAGCAAGCCCTGTTCTTCTAAGTCTTCATAAGTGGCAAGCTTTTCAATTGCAGGATATAAATACTCTTCGCTTAATACTTTAACAAGAGGTATTTTATTCTCAGATTCAAATACCTTTATTCCTGTAATCCCTTTCTTTTCATCATTTGGAACATATCTTTCTGTTAATCTCTCCATCTACTTCACCTCCTGCAATCTCATCAATACACTGGTTCCAGCCCTCTGCAAAGCCAACATCAGATGTATTAGCCGGATAGTCTCCATTGTCTTTTTCTGGCAAATCCATAAGTGGACACCAATCTGGCTTAGATTGACGATATCCGTATATACAGTCAATTAGTTTCATGTCATTTTCACTATCACCATTTACTACATAGCAACATGCATATTTTTTACTTCCTATACCGTATTCTTGACAAAATATACAATCTACACAAGTTTCTGGTGTATTCACAACTACTATTGATTTACTCATTCACTTCACTTCCTCTCAGCATCAGGCTCAAAGTATTGTATCCCAGGCAGGTTCTGGCCCCGTTTCTGGTATCTCTTAACAGGACGCAGTACGGATATAATGCTATGACCTCATAAACGCGTTCTGTGGCATCCTCGCCACGCTGGTCGATGTATTTGAAACATTTACCCGGTCTAAGAAAATATCTTGCGCATACATACGCTTTTGTTTCGAATCTTACACTTGCACTGCTCATTTGTATCCCTCCTGTAATAATTCTTTATTGTCGAAAATGTTTCCAACCACTTCAAAATGTTTAATATCAAACTCGCCAAGATATTCTCTATCTGTGCTACCAGCTTCGTGTCCTACCCATCCTGCAACGCCCCATTCAACAGTTTCATATGTCGCATCCTCTGGGTAGGATTCGTCCAAGTGTGCCATCAGAGTATCATTTTCCCATATCTTGTTTCCGCTCTTGTCGCAAAGTCCTGTAAATTGGCAGAGGGTTTTTGGATCAACTTCAAACCACCTAATTACAGGAGTACAAAAAACCTCAAACTCATCAATGCTGATGGATATATCAATTCCAATGAATGTCTTGCCCTTGCTTTCTGCATAGCATCCCTCAACCCATTCGCCATTATCTTTCCGCTTTGCCTTGAAAAGAATTTCTCTCATTCAACTCCACCACCTTTCACAATTTCAACTGCTTCATTCAGACATTGAGCTGTATACCAATCGTCACCCGATTCTGAAACTTTATCTTTGATTAACATTTCCAACTGTTGAACAACTTCATCCACATCAAAGACTGTAAACTGCCTGTTAACACAATCAATAAATTCCTTCTGGTCAGAACTAATACTTGTTCCGATTTCCCAAATTTTGATGTATTTAATTAATTCGTCTGCATCTATTAGTCTACTCATTTAATTCCTCCACTTTTTACGATATCAACTGCTTCATTCATCTGTATGGTGCTTATCGTACATAATCGCTACGCATACAAGACCAGCCACTCCGAATATGGTCCCAAGGGCAAGTCCTAACAAGAATGTAATCATATTTCTTCCTCCTTCACATAATCTTCGCACTCCTCTGCATATTCATAACTGTCCATATCATCACATCTGCACTGGCAGGAATCCTGTTTTTCACAGCAAATGCAACACTCTGTTTCGCCGTCCGGGCATTCTAATTTACATCTTCCCATTTAGTCCTCCTGAATCTTATCTCTCTTAAACACTCAATAACTTTCTTCTGCTCCTCTTCCGATTCACAATGTATTACAATGTCATAGGTATCATCGTATGTGCTAAACGTACCATCTTCGTTCTGCACAAATTTCATTACATCACTCATGCTTCCACCTCACTATCCTCTGGCATTTGAAAGACCATTTTGTTCATAAGTGCTTTTCCAATAGCTTCATCCAAAAGTTCATTTTCTTTTGATGCTGATGCTTTTGCGAACATCTTTCCGATATTCGGAACTGTCATTGGAATTAACTCTGCGTCCGCATATGCTTCCTGAATCATATCCAGTACTTTCATGGCTGTTGCCTTGGCAGAATATTCTCCGAGTAAGCAAGACCATCCATTATCTACTCTTGTACTTATTACTCCACCTGAAACTTCGATATTAAGTAAATTTTCAAAAGCAACTAAAACTTCTTTATTCTGACTTCTGATTAACATTTCGCGTCCTCCTTATAATCTTCCACCGCTGATTTAAGCTTTTCGTAGAGATTAATTCTTTTTCTAAGTGTATCCAACTCGCTGTCGTATTTTTTAAAAAACATTTCTTTTACTTTTTCATAATCAGGTGCATCCAGAACAACCACTTTGCTGTATTCATTAATGAAATTACCTATTGTTTCTTTTCTTATAAACGAAGCGTAGATTCCGTCAGGAAATTTAGTTACTGGTTTATATGTCTTCGGCTTTTCTGTTACTTCACATTCTTCAAGACGAAGATTCCATTCATCTGTTTTTCTGTCGCTGTCCAAAATGTAGAAATATAATTTCATTTTGCGTCCTCCTTCTAATTCTCAATCTCATTGTATTTAGGTTCATAAGGCTTAGGATATACCGTATATCCACACTTCGGGCATTTGATTTCCGGCGGATAGTATTCAACCCATTCCATGTTTCCACCACATTTTCTGCAACGAATGTATCTCTCTACCTTCTTTGGTTTCGTTTTGAAAAATGAAGTATAATTATTATTTTTCATTTCTATCCTCACTTTCCCCATGTAAGTAACTGACACGCTATTGTGCAGTCCTCCATGATTTCTGTATTTATATTTCCTCTGCCTGGTTCTAATTCATCAAGAAATACTCCGTTTATGCAGCTATGCCCGATTTCTCGCTCCTGTCTGGCTCTGCGTTCAAAAACCTCTGGGAAATCTACTCTGATTTTGTTCCAGTAGCCCATTCTTCCTTTTGGACAGCCGATACAATTATTGTTCTGGTAGCCTAAATCGTACATAATTGGACGTTTTAGTCCTAACCTATCCGCTATTCCATGCGCTTCCTGCTTTGTCAATCCATGCTCAATCAACGGAAATTCATGATCGTAATCGCTCAGGGCTTCGCATACTCTATCGGCACGGTTCTTTTCATTCAGGTCATATCCCCATACATAAGTATGATGATCTGGATGCTCACGTTCCCATTTCATACGAACCCTTTTCTTTAATTTGTCTGTGCAAGGTGCTCCAAACGGAGTATTGATGCATCTGGTTCTTTCAATCACATCATCCACACTGGAATATTCTTCTGACTGGATTATTGTTATCTTTCTTCCCAGTAACTCCTCGCAATCATGCAAGAATCTCAAGCTGTCTGGATGCTGATTCGATACATGAGTATATATAATCTCGTCAACATCCTTTGCCAGATAACACGCTACAAAACTACTTATTCCTGTTGAAAACCAACATACTTTCATAACACCACGCTACAAATCCTGTGCGTGGATAAGGAACATAGGCTTCCCATGCTGACGGTCTGAAACTCACATAAGTCAAATATGCTATATGTGCGCTACTTCAAATTCCACCTTATCGAATCGCCAACGCAACTATTGTTCCCTTTATGTAATTTCTTTCACACCTTTAAATTACAACCTCGGTTTACCGAGGATTCGTTATTCCTTTCTGTATTTGTCTAAAATTTTCATTATCTTTTCTACGTAATCAGCCATCTCAAGAATATCTTCATCATCCATCCGTTTCAGCCCATATTTGTTTTCAAACTGATTAAGTTCAAACTCCATATCTTTTACCAGAACAAACTTCTCCGCAAGTTCATTTTCTTTTCTGGCATTTTCATCGTATTCGTAAAACTTTTCGCCTTTTCCATGTTCTTCATATATATCTGTTTCGATCTTGGTTCTTTTTGGAGTGATTCTTGTAATCTTAACCGGAATAATTTTTCTATGTCGGAACGTCGATAACCACCCACAATTCACCGTTCTGGCAATTCCGACGGTATCTCCTACCTTTAAATCGTCTCTGCTGATTTCTTTTAACTTAATATTCATTTCTCGTCCTACTTTCATTTATTCAAACGCTACCTGTCCGTTATTCTCCGGGATTCTTTAATACAATCCCTAGCTCTTCTTTAATAGCGTCTACATAATCAATCCATTCTGCCAGACCGTCATTGATATAATCAGCAGCCCGGTCAAGTCCATTTCTAAATCTCTGACAGCGTTTCTCGCCAAAACCGAAATCATCATGTAGAACAGCGATTGATAATATTACAAATGAATCCGCTATAACCTCTTTTATCTTTTCTGATACTTTATCAAGGTCTTTTACTGCCAGAGAGGTATGTATCCCGGTCACACCCCGGAACTTGCATTCCTGTTCGAGGGCTTCAATCCCGCCCTGTTTGACAATTCGTCTGGCAAGGTCAAGCCCGTCTTCCCTGCCTCGTTCATATTCACGCATTTTATTCATTACACTAATCCTCCGCATTTTATATTATTTGACGCTGTAATGCAGTTTTTAGTTTTCCCAACCGACAGCCCTCCTTATCTTCTGAGTCAGAATGTCAAACTGTAAGAATAATTCCCTGTCCTTACATTTCCTTGCTTTTATGTCACAGTCATAATCATTTATCTGATATTTTCCTTCTAACAGATCGCCATTATCCAGATATCTTTGAAAAACTCCTTTAGAAATCCCGAACCGTTCCAAAATTTCTATTCTACTCATACTGTCGACGAATGTACCATCTGCTGTAACAATATCGTAAAGCTTCATCTCGTCTCCTTATTTGTCTTTCTTAATCCGTATCCTACCGGAGTATATGCTCTGTCAGTACTGAAGTGGTTCGTCTTGAGTAAACCATCATCAACCAGATTATTGATATGCTTCCAGACCGTAGCTCTCCCGGCATCCACCCTTTTGGAAATCTCTGTAATCGACGGTGCGTATCCAACCAGTTTGATATAACTGACGATATACATATAAATTTCTTTTCTGAGGGCCTGTCCCTGTTCGTATCTATTCTTCGTGTTGTACATTCTTTCTCAATCCTCTCTGCTTAGAATCTAATAGCTTATTAAAAGCAACTAGACAATTCTTAATAAACTGTTTATCATTATTATCAGGGCACATTTCCGCATACTCTCTAAGTTCTATCAGACGATCAGTGGCCTGCTTGGAATATTTGTCTGTAAGTTCAACTGAATAGAAATCTTTTATAGCTTTCCAGAATTCAGTCATGAATTTTTGAATATACGGAATATCCTTTGCTTCTACTTTTATTTTTATCGTCTCC